TGCCTCTGCGGATCAATACGTTAGCACTAGGGGAGCATAATATGCCTAATCCACCCAAGCCGAATGAGTTAAAACGCAAACTTGGCAACCCAGGTCAACGTAAGTTGCCAAAGATTTCGGATGTTGTTTTGCTCCCGATGGCTGAGACCATTCCCGATTCACCACGTCCCCTGCTGGTTGAGGGTAAGCGCCAGTGGGATCAGATTTGGCTTGGCGGTAGGTCTTGGATCAGTCCAAACTCTGATCTAGAGCACGTCCTGTTGTTGTGTGAAACTGTTGATGAACGTTCACAGCTGCGTGAAGTGGTTATGTCTGGTGCCGGTGACTGGCGGGACCGCGTTGCGTTGCGTAATCTTGATCACCAAATTCAGTCCCTGTTGAGCGAGCTTGGATTTAACCCGGTTGCACGCACCCGCATGGGTGTCGCTGAGGTCACGGCACGTTCAAAGTTGGAGCAGTTGCGCGCGAGCCGAAACAATGGCTAGTGAGCCACGTTGGTTAACGAAGGTTAGTGAGTCGGATCGCGCGCGCGGTGACGGTGATCAGGCAATAGATTTTATTGAGTCGTTGTGCCGGGTGACTAAAGATTCTATTGCTGCACCCACGGGCGATCTTTTGATTATGCGCGATTGGCAGAAGGAATTAATGCGCGGCCTATTGGCTCGACGCGATGACGGCAGGCTAAAGCATCGTCAGGGTTTAATTTTGATGCCGCGCAAAAATGGTAAGTCCGCGATGTTGTCGTCGTTGACTTTGTATCTGACTTTTTGTGGACCAGTTGGTGGCGAGTCTTACGCGGTGGCGTCGTCTAAGGACCAGGCGCGTATCGTTTTCAATGACTGTAAACGCATGATCCAGATGGATTCTGAGTTGTCTAACGCGGTGAAGATTTATCGGGACGCTATCGAGGTCCTGGACAATGGAAGTATTCTTAGGGTGTTAGCGGCTGAGGCCCCACAGCTCGAGGGCTTGAACCCTACGGCTGTTTGTTACGACGAGGTGCATACTGCGCCGAATCGTGAATTGTGGGATGTGCTCGCGCTTGCTATGGGTTCTCGTATTGATCCGCTGATGGTTGGCATTAGTACCGCGGGTGTGAAGTCTGATACATCGGGGCGAGATTCTTTGTGTTACTCAATGTACCAATATGGCAAACAGGTTGTCAGTGGCGAGATTGAGGACGATTCTTTTTTCTTCGCGGGCTGGGAACCTCATAAAGAAAAAATCGACTATCGCGATCCTGACGTGTGGGCACAGGCTAACCCAGGGTTTGGTGATATCAATGATCCAGAGGACTTCGCGGCGTCAATATTGCGAACCCCAGAGGCCGAGTTTAAGACTAAGCGCCTAAACGTTTGGACGTCTAACGCGGAGGCGTGGTTGCCTCAAGGCGCGTGGGATCGTTGCGAGTCTTCGCGCGGCATCGATGACGGTTCGGACGTTGTGCTCGCTTTTGATGGTTCGTTCAATGGTGACTGCACCGCGATTGTTGCAATTAGCGTGGGCGATGTTCCTCATATTGAGGTTGTTAGGTGTTGGGAAAAACCCGATGGTGAGGGAGCTGATTGGCAAGTTCCCATCCTTGATGTTGAGGATGAGATCAGGTCCGCGGCTACTAGGTATCAGGTTAAAGAGATCGCTTGCGACCCTTACCGTTGGGCTAGGACGTTCCAGGTTTTAGAGGACGAGGGTTTGCCGGTTGTTGTGTTTCCTCAGTCGTCTGCTCGCATGACACCAGCGACGGTGCGATTTTATGAAGCTGTCTCTAATAAGTCTTTGACGCATTCCGGTGATGCAATGTTGGCGCGACACATAAGTAACGCCACATTGCGGGTTGATTCGCGCGGTTCACGTTTGGCTAAAGAGGCTAAGAATTCTACGCGACGTATCGACCTTGCGGTTGCGGCTGTTATGGGCTTGGAGCGGGCCGCGTGGTGGACATCCTATGAGGCTGATTCACTCCCGACAATGTTTGATCCGTGGAGTTTGGAAGGGGAAGAATGACGCGAGACTTGGTGACAACAATTCTAGAAATTGTTGGTGGTATTTGTGTTGCGTTTGGCGTTGGCTTGGTTTGGGGTCTTGGTCCCGGGTTAATCGTCGTGGGCGCTGGCGCTGTCCTTTTCGGCTACTTGGCAGGATAACAATTAATGAGCATTCTTAGGCGCGGACTAGTTGGGCGCTACCCACAGTTTAATAACTACGTGGCACCGCTGTCGCAGCTGTACGGTCAAACCACTGTTACTTCTGCTGCCGGTGAGCGTGTAGATGAATGGACCGCGCTAGGTATTTCCTCTGTGCTGGGCGCTGTCGGTCTGCTTTCAGACAGTGTTGCGTCGTTACCCTTGCGCGCTTATGAAACGGTCAATGGTTTACGTCACGAAACAGATTTGCCTATGGTGTTGCGGGACCCGGACCCTGACTCAAACATTTACGAATTGTTGCACCAGGTTATTTCGTCAATGGCGCTGCATGGTAACGCTTACCTGCACATTGACAGGGACAAGGCCGGCAACATGATTGGTCTGGTTCCTTTGCACCCTTACCAGATGCAGGTTTTGCCTACGGGTGATCAGGTTTCTCGAACCTATCTACACCTTGGGAACGAGCTTGAGAACGACAGCATTATTCACTTGCGATGGTTCACGCCTCCTCAGTCTTTGGTCGGAGTTTCGCCACTGATTCAGGCGCGCAACCTTATGGGTTTATCTATTGCGATGGATCGTCACCTTGCACAATTTTATGCTGAGGGCGCGACACCTTCTAGCGTTATCGAATCCCCAGATAAGTTAACGCGCGAGCAGGCTTCAATTATTCGCGACACGTGGGAGTCAACGCACCGCAGGCACCGTCGCCCGGCAGTGCTATCCAATGGCGCTAAGTGGAAACCTGTTCAGGCTTCCGCTGCAGATACACAGATGATCGAGACGCGCGAACAACTGATCCGCGACATCGCGCGAATTTATCGGATACCTTCACACTTGATCGGCGCGACTGGCGATAACCAGACTTATCAAAACGTGGAGCAGGCTTCACTAAACTTTTTGATTTACACAGTTACGCCTTGGTTGCGTCGCGTTGAAATTGGTTTGTCAAAGGTGCTCCCCGATGGTGTTGACGTTGTGTTCGATTTCTCTGCGCTGTTGCGTACGGATGCGTTAACTCGCGCGAAGGTTGACAACTTTAAAGTGGCAATGGGCGCGCGTACCCCCAACGAGGTTCGACAAGTTGACGGCTACGAGCCTTACATCGGCGGAGATGTTTTCCATCAATCGTTGATGGGCACTATTACCGCCGGCGGTGTTCTGCCAGAGCTTGGCGAGGACAGCGACACTAATGCGCCGATTATGGGCGTGTTGTAATGGCCGAGACTTTTCGACCACCGCAGTCTGTTCGCGATGAGGCTAAGCAAGCCCTGGTATGGATTGAGGCTGGCAAGGCCGGCGACGGATTTACCGACGTTGGACGCAAGCGCGCGTCTGATCTTGCAACGGGCAAGCCATTAAGTTTTGAAACTGTCCTACGGATGTATTCGTTTTTGAAACATCACGAGGTCGATAAGTCAGCCGAAGGTTTTAACACTGGCGAAGACGGTTTGCCGTCCGCTGGTCGCGTGGCTTGGGGTGCTTGGGGTGGCGACGCTGGTTTGGCGTGGGCCACAAAGATTCGTCAACAAATCGAAAACAATGCGCGTTCGCTTCTCGCGCACCCTGTCCAAAGTCGCGCGGAAACGCTAGACATCTCGCCTGTTAAGGAAATCAAAACAATGTCAGAAACTCGCGCACCGCTTGACGGTCAAACAGTTTATGGTGAAAACGCTTATTCAATGGCAGATAGCGTGCTGGCCTGCGACGCGGCTATCGATGCCGCGCAGTCCTTGTTGGAGCAGGTCATGCTCAATAGCCCTGTCGTCGCGCAGGCATATTATTTACTTTGTGCAGCTGACGCGGCACTTGACCCAATCATTGACGCATGGGGCTTGTCCGATCCTGACGAGGAAATCGCGCAGACCGAGCCGGCACCTACACCAATGGCTCAAGAAGTCTTAGACGATATGCCGATGATGTCGACGTACTCATCAACGCCAGAGGCAGAGGCGCGTGCCACCCTGCTTGCATCGGCCGAGCGCCTGACGATGACCGCCGAGGTGCGCGCCATTGCAACCGATGATGGCAGTTTACGCATTGGTGGCTACGCGGCACTGTTCAACACCGAAGCCTCAGACCTTCCCTTCCGCGAGGTCATCGCGCCTGGTGCGTTCACGCGCAGTATCGAAAACAATGATCCGGTCTTTTTGTTAATCAACCACGATACTGACCAGTTGCCTTTGGCATCGTCGCAGTCTCGGACCTTGACGTTGACTCAAGACGATAAGGGTTTGCGTATTGATGCAACCCTTGACCCTTCTAACCCTCGCGCGCAAGAGCTGGCATCGGCTTTGACTCGTGGCGATGTAGATAAAATGTCGTTTGCTTTCAGCATTGCCCCCGGTGGTGAGACACGCGAGGCCGGTTTGCGCACGCTGACTGATTTGAACTTGTTTGAAGTTTCAGTGGTGACGTTCCCCGCTTACGACTCAACCAGTGTCGGGATGCGTTCCAGTGATGTTTTGGATTTGGAATTGCGTCGTCGTGCTTTGTCTTTGAAAATAAAGATGCAAAACCTGTAAAAGTTTCCTCGCCCTTGTGGCCAGGTGTTGTTCCCTCTGGCGCGTTTGCCCCGGCGGTTTTTAATTGTCAATCAAACTTAGGAGTTTGTTATGTCCCTCTTGGACAACCTACGCGAACAGCGCAATACTGCCGCTGTTGCAGCTGAGGAAATTCTTAGTGCCACCGATGTAACTGTCGAGGGTCTGGAATCTGCCGAGGCCCGCCACGCTGAAATCGTGGACCTTGATTCAAAGATTGCCACTGCTGAGGCTTTGGAATCACGCACCGCCGCTATTAAGGAATCACGCGAAACCGCTAACGTTAAGCCTTTCGCCTCGGTTTCTGTGAGCAACGAACCACACACCTACGATCGCGGCACGGACACATCGTTTGTTCGCGACATGATCAATGCAACGGTACGCAATGACGCATCCTCATGGGAGCGCCTGCACCGCCACAACAAGGAAGTCGCCGTGGAATCTCGCGACGCTTCTCGTACTGACACTGCCGGTGGTGACTTTGTTCCTCCGCTGTACCTGGTCAACGAGTTTGCAGAGTTCGCTCGCGCCGCGCGCGTCGGTGCCGACTTGACAACCAACATGGCACTTCCTGCTGGAACCGACAGCATCAACGTCCCAGCGATCACTACTGGTACGCTCGCCGGTTTCCAGGCATCTGACAACGCTTCAACGTCAAACCGCGACATTGTCACCTCTACTGTCACTGCTCCTGTGCGCACGATCAGTGGTTACGAGGGTGTCTCAATTCAACTGGTAGAGCAGTCGCCTTTGTCCGGTGGACTTGACCGCCTTATTTTCGGTGACCTTATCGCCGACTATGCTCGCGCGTTGAACACCGCTGTTGTTGGTAACGGTGACGGAACCTCTGGAACGTTGCAAGGTTTCACTAACGTTGCTGGTAACGCTGTGACTTACACGGAGGCGACCCCAACGGGTGCCAATGCAGTAATCGCAATGGCTAAGGGAATTAGCCAAGTCGTCCAAAACCGTTTCAAGGCTCCGGAAGCGTTTATCGTTTCGCCTTCAACGTGGTACTGGTTGTCTAGTGCTGCTGACAGCAACGGTCGCCCATTGGTTGTCCCAACTGGGAATGGTCCGTTCAACGCTGGCGGCGTCGTCACCAGCCCGGGCGCACCTGCTGGCCTTGCTGGAACGATCCTCGGTGTACCTGTTTACATCGATGCAACGATCCCAACAGTCAGCTCGACTCAGCTGCCAATCCTCGTTGGCAAGTTCTCAGACTCTTACCTGTTTGAGTCTGGTGTCAAGACCCGCGTTCTGCCTGATGTGCAGTCCTCGACCTTGACTGTTCGTTTTCAGGTTTACGGTTACGTCGCTTTGGCTCACCGTTTCCCGAAGGCGATCAGCGCGATCACTGGAACTGGAACCGTCAAGCAGACTGGTTTCTAATTTAACCGGACCGTAGACGTGACCCGGATCAGGCAACCCCTACCTGATCCGGGTTACTCCGGTTGCACGATTAAGGATGACGTTCCATGAGCGATGTCTATGTTGAGGCTTTGAAAGTTGAGCTTGCTGGCGCGACAAACCCGCAACACATCAAAGAGATTCAAGCTGAATTGTCAAGGTTTGATGAAACTGTTGAGCGCGCCATTGCAAGTGTTAAGAAAGAAACCGCGCGATCCAGTAAGGCGAAAAAGATTGGGACCCAAAATGTCTGACCCGAATGAGTTTACTGTTTTATCACAGTTGGTTGCTACGGCAACGATGGAAGTTACACACGCTGAACCCACTACCGAGAATGAGGAAATGAAATGACCGTTGGTCTTTCTGCCGCGAACACGGCTAATAAGTTGCTTAACACGATTGGCCGCACAGGTACCACGTTCACCGCTGGTGTGCTTTATGTTGCTTTGCACACTGCTGATCCTGGGGCTTCTGGCACCACTGCGGCATCAGCTGTGACCACGCGCGTCTCACCTACCTTCAGCGCGGCATCTGCTGGGTCTATGGCGATGACGTCAATGGGTTCAACGTGGTCGATGACCGCGACCGAGACGATCAGCCACATCAGCTTCTGGGACGCTTCCACCGGCGGTAACTTTTTGTGGTCTGTTGCGTTGACTGCAAGCAAGTCTGTGGTCAGTGGTGACACGTTGTCGCTGACATCGCTGACGTTGGCCTTCACACCGATCGCTGCCTAGTTATGGCGCATTTTTCGGATGCGCTTGACGCGGTGAAGTCAGCCTTGAACTCCGCTGGCGATGCTGACTTTGACGCGCACGCGGTTTTGGTTTTGGTCACAGTTGAGGATTTCTTCAATGGTGACATCCCGCCTTCACGGTCGGCTGATTTCTACGCGGACTTGTTCACGCGCATCAAGGACTTGATAGCGGCTCAGGCCGTTCAACAATAGAAGGGTAGTAATTTATGACTGCCCCTACCTTGACTCCGCGTTCGGATAAGTTCCACACCACGGATAACGTCGCCTCTGGCACTGAGTTGTTTTTCTTGGTTTCATCAACGACCTATTCAGCCCCGACTGGTTGGAC